CTCTATCTATCCGTATGCCAATTATGGTCGTCCGGGAACGAAGTTCGAACAAATGGCGGAACATCGGCTGATGAATCGGGAGTGATACTTTACAGCCCTTATTTTTTTATCCAGTTTTCGATGTTAATATTGGGGATGCGGGCGAGGTGCTTTACATTTTCTGTAACCATTATTAAATTACAAGTCACTGCGGTTGCTCCGATAAGTAAATCAAAGTCCTGCTTCCTTTCTGTATAATCTCACAAATGCCCGACTGCAAAAATTCTGCCGTGTACCGCCCTCAAGCCACGGTGCAAACCATTTACCGCCGGCGGCAATGTTTTCCTTACGGCTGAAATTATACTCGGGATGAAAATACAACCGCCTTGCATACGGAGTGCTTGACACTATTTTAACCGTGCCGTTCCAACTCTGTGCACAATCTTCAAAGGTGTTTTCGTTCTGAAGATTACCCGTATCAAACGGCATTACCTGCGTGTTTTTTACCTGTGTAAGAAGTGCGTCACCTGTCTGTTCAAGAGCCTGTTGCTTTGCCTTGTCAAGCTGTTTTACAACAGGCATATTGAGTTTGATTTTTGATGATACTGAAAATCCCATTAAATCACATCCAATTCCGTAAAATTAACTTTGCCGTCGGGGTTGCGGTGTTTTGTACCCTGTACGATGTTTCGTTTTACGCCGTCAAGGATTACAAAGCCACCGCTTAAAGTGGGGCTGTCGGGGGCAATATCGCCGTCAAAAAGCAAGACAGCCGACACCTGAACAATTTTCTGTTCTTTGGTATAGACCGTCTTTGCCTTTGACTGCATATTACACAAGGCAGAGCCACCGTGCAGGGTTGCTGACGGGTACAAGCTGTCGGAGGGATACAGGTTTTTGCACTCAAATGCGATAACAGGAGAGCCGTCCTCGGTTATTCCCTCACCGTAGATTGTGACCTCGACAGGAGTTTTGCAGAACTGCTTTTTTACAAGTGACGGAAATTTCACGGTTTTCACGCACCTTTCAGATTGCAGGATAACAAAGTCCTGTTGATTTTAGCAACGCATAGAGGTCGGCAGGAATTGCCACTCCGCTGATACACATTAAATTCCAGCTTGCGCCAAATTCCATTGATGTGCCGTTGATTGAATAGCTTTTCAGATAGGAAGAAATCATATCGGCATTTTCTTCTTCAAAAGCAGTAAGTCTGCTATGCACTCTGCCGATGATTCTCTTCTGCATTTCCGAAAGTTTTTCAAAATCAATACGGTTAAAAGTCAGAACATCAATGTGTTCGGCAGAGATAATGCTGTTTTCATCTCCGCCCTGCTGTTCAATGTAATCGGCATACATAGATTTACTCCTTTGTGTCTGACTTGGTACTCTCTTTAAGTTTTTTGTTTTCGGCTTTGAGCTTTGAATTTTCTTTCTTCAAAATATTGTAATCATCAACAGAAATTTTCTTGCCTAATCCATATTCTTTGATTTTGCCGTTGTCATCCTGAATATCATAACCACGGGATACATAAATCTTAGCTTCCTCGTCTGTGTTGACTGTATATGACTTATTGTCTTTGATTGCTTTCATTTTTTCTCACCTCGCTTTAAGCCTCGGCATGAATGATTACGCCCTGCTTCATAAGTTCGTCAATGGCAAAAGTACCATTAACTTTTCTGTTCTGATATATATAATTATCAGCTGTTCGGCTGTCAGAACGCGGAGTATAGACATTGATATATGAATACTTAACTCTTGACACCTGTGCTTCCGGGTCAATAAGAATATAGTCAATCTGCTTAGCTGAGCTGTCAGCAACACAACCGTTTGTAAAATCAAACAAAGACTTCATTCTTGAGCTTGGCACTTCTACAATCTTATCAATATCATCAACGGAACGAACACGGCGGTCAATGCCCTTTGCGGAACTGATTTCAAGTGTTCTCTGAATACCCTCTGCATTCTTCAAAAGCTTTTTGTACTGTGGTGTCGCATAAAGAATAACCCTGTCGAGCGGTACACCCGCTTCGGCAAAAGCCTCAAGGTTATCGTCAAAATCTGCAAGCACATTCGCCGCAGTTAATGCAGTAGTTTTTACTGTTGCACCAACTCGCTTAGCTTCTGTATAAAGCTTGCTGTAAGTATAACAGTCGAGTTCAGGTATAGCCTGTGTTTTTTCAAAGCGTGTCTGAATATTTGCGATAGTTACTACCATATTTGTTTCGTCAACATCAATAGGGTCGATAGCAAACTCAATATCTCTGTCGTGGTCAAGGGTTTTGGTTTCGTAACCGTTTGAATATGTACCCGAATTAAAACCGCCTGCACCTCGTGTATGGTCTTTATAACCGCTGACCGAGAGTTTCGGGATTTTAATATCCTTACCGTTGATAATCTGAATGTCAGAGTTTGAGTGGTAAAGGTCATCACAAGTAAGGACTTGACCGTACAATTCTCTTAAAACATTACTGAAAATAGTTGCGTATTCTAATACTGCCATAATTATTTACCTCTTTTCTTACTTTTTCGATTTGATGCCGAAAATTCCTCTTAAGGCATCTTCTGTTAAATTTTTGTCGCTGTTGCCGTCACCGCCGATTTTCTTAACTCCTGTGCCGTTCTCGGCAGGTTTGCCCTTGAGTGCGGGAATATCGTCAAGCACCTTTTTAACAGCCTCTGTCAGCTTTTCCGCATTGACCTTGCCGTCTGTCACAGCCTTTGAAAAGTCTGCAATTTTAAGCACATACGGAACGGTTGCAATGTCAACGCCCTGTTTTACGGCTTCGAGGGTTGCCGATTGGTTGACTTCTGCCATAAGTTTTGCGTTGTTTGCGGATTCAACTTCCGACTGCATTTTTGCAAAGTCGGGAGTGTTCTTGGCTTTCTGCTTTTTAAAAGCACCGATAGCCTCTTTCATCTCATCGGCTGACAATCCCTGCTCCTTAAAATATGACTTCAAAACGGTGTCCTCTGTCACGCTCTGTTTGCCTGTAATAAGGCTTGCGAGCTTGTCATAATCAAAGGCAGGAGCATTTCCCTGCGGTGTTCCCTGCGGTGCAGGTGTCGGTTCATTGGGGGTTGGTGTTGGATTTGGTTCTGCCATTTTTTTCATATCCTTTCAGTTTTTCGGGTGTCTCCCGTAATCAGTTTATAGAGTGTCTCTCTGTTTCAGTTTTGCACGGTGTCTCCCGTAGTTTAATGTCTTCGGACAATAAAAAAGCACCTTACATATTCGTAAAGTGCTTAATCTGCTTTTTCTGTTTTAACTGCTTTGGTTCTCGGCTTTTTGGGAGCGTCAGACTTGACCTCTTCTGCAAACCCGCCGTCAATGAGTTCCTTTGCTCTCTGCTCGGAGCATTCAAAAACTTCATTCACAGGTCGGGTTACATAACCGTTCTGCCTGTCATTAAATGCTGTTGTTACTCTGATTTTCATTCTGTCACCACCTTTTCAATATTTTAAACTGGTCGATTTCGACCGGTTTAAATGCAATAAAAAAGCACTCTGATTTCTCAAAGTGCTGATTTAATGTGTTAAATTTTGTTACCGCAAGTTGCAGGCAAGTTAAATAATGCCGTAAATAAGCCGTTTTTCTTGCTCTGAACATATTCTCGGCAAGTTAAACAACAAAACCGCCCTTTTTACGGAGCGGTTAGATTATGCCACTATCTTTTAGATATTGCATTTTTTGTTTCTCTCTAAGCTTACTGTAAAGTGCTTCAGCATCTTTAGCTTCTTGTGGAGCATCTTCACGCAAAGTGACATTTAAACCATTTGTTACAAGGTACGGCTTAAACGCATTCCATAGAGATTTTTGTTCTTCAGTTTGTATCAATCTCATACTATCATCACCCTAAAAGTTTGCTGACTCTGTACTCATTATACACTTCATCCATAGCTTTATCTTTTAAGCATTCAAAAGCATACTCACTTATATCCTCTATATTATAACCGTTATTTATCAATTTTTCAACCTTTGGAGCATAAATTTTATTAAGGTAATCGCAATATTCAAAATAATCGTTAATACTTCCGAATTTTGCTCTGTAATTTTTAGCGTCTTGCCAATGAATCAGTTCGTGCAGAATTGTACTCAATCTGTCTTGCGGACAAGCCAAGTTTTCTTGTAAGCCTGACAAATCACTTGTTGAAAAGTATGCTGAATTGACATTTAGAACATTTTGCATTGGCATATATGAAGCAATAGCATTTACTCGCATTTCTTCGGGAGTGACAATACAAATTTCAGGCTTTCCGCTTGTTTCAACCTCTCCGAGCATATCAAACGCTTTTCTCACTTGCATATCAAAATTATGAAGTTCTTTTCGTTTTAGCTTTACCTTATCTGAAATATAAACATTATCACACAATGTATTTGCCTTGTGGGTATCAATTGTAATTGTTTCGCCCTCAATTTTGCGTTCAAAAGTTTTTGATATATCTTCTTCAAAAACAGGTCTGTAATATTTCTGTTCATTGGTGTTTAGTGAGAATTGCTTTGTCTTTTCTTCAAGCGTATTCGCCCTATCGTGCCACTCATCGGCTCGGGTTTGGGCAATGCGTTTATTGTCCTCGTCAAGACTGTATTCGGCACGGCGGTCAAAGCGTTCTGCCTGTCGCTGTGCATACTGCTGTTTTTCCTCAATTCCTCGCTGACGGTCAAGCTCTTTGATTTCATCTTCAGACAACGGTGCGTCCAAATCATCAAGTTCGGGATAATGTGTACTTGTGCTGTCCTTACATCTCGGATGAAACAAACCGTTCTTGATTGCGGTTGAGAGAAGCGGATAGTTTCCGTCTGACTTTTTGCCGTTTGAATAAACATCGTCAATAAACACCTTGCCGATATATTTTGCACAATCGGGGCAACCGCCCTGTCTTGAGTTCACAACAACGAGGGATACTCCCCATTCGGCTCGCTTTTCGCCCTCACCACGCAGATAGGCTCTTTTGTTGGCTGTTTTAACCGCCCTATCCGCATAATCCGAGAGCGTGTGCCTTGCACCATTTTTGTATTCCACACAATTAAGACCTGCGTTGAGCATATCTTTACACGCCATATCAACGGCCTTTTCGTATGTAACCGCACCCGTGTTCATTGCAACCTGTGCGTTAAAAATCGCCTTGCGGTACTTGTCGTTGCTCATACGCAAAACTGCCGTTTCTGCCCTCTTTAAATCGTCTGTGGTCGATTTTATGAGTGCGTCAAGTTTACGGTCATTCACCTTAAAAAACTCGGCTGTGCTGTGTGCTGACGGCTTTTTCGGGGCTTTGAAACCGTCCTTGACAGCTTCAAGAATTTCTGCCTCCTGACTTGCATTTCCGTCAGCTTTGGCGGTGCGAATCATCTCTTCAACCTTGCTGTTAATGGTTTTGAAACGCTTGCCGAATTTCTTTGCGTTGTGCTTACGGTACTCTTCAAGACTTTTGAGCTGTTCAGCCTGCCATTGTGTCCAGTTGTAACCCTCTTTGGTTTCTTCGGCTCTGTGACGGCTGAAATTTCTCATCATGCTATCAATCAGTTCATCTTCGATTTTTTCAAAGACTTCTCTGATATTGTAATCACTCATTGTTTACCTGTGTATCGTTCTGTTCGGGATTGCTTTCGGTTTTTTCTGCATTATTTTCCGCATTTTCTTCATCATCTGCGTTATTGTCAGGTTCTTCTGTGTCAGTAAGGTCCACATCGTCAAGCTCCGATTTTTCTTCTTCGCCTGCAATGCCCTGTTCTTCCTTAATTCTCTGCACCTCTTCGGCTTTCCAATCCTCCGACTTGCTGTCGCCGTAAAGCTCATCAACCGAGGTTTTAACTGACATCAAACCGCCCTGTCTTGCTTTTGACACGGTTTCAACCTGACTTTCAAAGCTCGGATTTGCATATTCGCCGAAGTTTACGGATACTTCCAAGCCCTCAACAATACCCTTGCCGTTAAGTTCCCCGTCTGCATTGAGTACAACTGCAACAAGGCTTTGAAGTGCGTTCTGCGTGATTTTGACAAGGTTCTGCCTTGTGTAAAGGGTTGTCTTTTCCTTTTCACGCTGAGCGTCTGCATTATCAAGCTTCTTCGTATCAATGCCGAGAGTTGACGGCGATATAATGCCCTGTAAGCAGAGGTCGAGGGCAGTAATGTATGAACTCAAATAGCTTTCGTGCTGAATCTGCGGACTTTCGGTGTAAATCCTGTTGCCGTTGCCATTTTCAGACATATCGTTGCCCACGGTGATAAATCGGTTGTCAAACGGATTTGGCGATATCGGCTGACAGGTTTCGGGATTTCTCGGAACAAGGCAATCAGGCACATACTGCTTTGTTCGGCAGGCTCTGAGTGCGTCCATCCACTGTGACCACACTTCATCAAGACTGTCGAAAGCGTCTGTTTTTATGCCGATAATGCCCGCACCTCTGCCCTTGTGGCACGATTTGCCGTAAAGGACAGGTACAGCCCACATATATGATTCGTCAAATGTAACGCCCTTTGAATCAATCCACGAAAGAGCGTCAACCGTGTGCAGGTCAATCTCTTTGCCGTTGTCATCGTACAAAGCATAGTGAATATAGCCGTAACCGTATGTTTCTTCAAAACGGTAACGGCGGTGTTTTTGCGTGTAATCGGTGTAAAACTTAACCTCTCGGATTCTGCCGCGCACATATGTAAAGTCGATGTTTTCGGCAGGATACCATTCAACAATCGGAACATCTGATACAGCCGTGTCAAAGCTGACCTTAAAAGCACCGTCACCGACAACACATAGGTCACGGAGCATTTGCTTAACCGTGTCTGACAATTTGTTCTGCTTTTCAATATCTTCCCAACGCTCAGCATAAGCGGTTGAATTTTTACTTGTAACATCTGTGCCGTTGTAGTCGGCAATTACGATATTCACAAGCGTTTCGCAGATGAGTGCCGGCAAACCCGTGTGTATTTTACGGATTTCAAGCCCCTTTGTGCTTTTTGCCGCCCAAAACATAGTTTTGTTTGTATCAATCTGCCTGTACAGCTCCGCAAGCTGTCTGCTGTTGCCCCAATACCAAATGCGATTGATAAAGCACTCGGTCAGATGATTGCTTGTTTCGGTGACGGTAATTGTTTTGTCGCTTGCAGGAGTAATCTGCAAAAAGTTTTTAATTCCCGATCTGATAGATTCAGCCATTCTGTTAATCAGCCCCATTTATTTCACTTCCAATAATATTTTTAAACGGCAGCCACGCATATTGACCGCTGTTAATGCAATGGTCGTGACCGTCCTCGGGTGTATTGTCTTTATCCTCTCGCCAGCTGTAAATTTCAAACTCGGCAATCGTGTTTTTACAATGTTCAAGCACAAAATAACAGTCGGTGGCAAGCCAGCCGAGTACAAGATTGATTCGGTCGATAATCTTCGTTTTCTTCCATGCATTTGCAAAGTCATAGACACAGCCGTGCTGTCGCTTATACTTTTGAAATTCGGTAATAGTCGCTTGGTCGGCGCTGTCAATAAAAGCCGTGCGTGCAAAGCCCCATTCATCACGGTTGCGGTCAAGAAAATCAATAAAATTCTTCACCGTGTCACTCGGGGCAATAGGTGTTTGCATTTCAGCGTTGTTATAAACTCTTTCATCAAGCTGAACACACTTGCCGTGATTGGTAATGCCGTAAAATGTCATTGCGATAGTGTCAGGCGACTTCTGCGAATAGGCGGTATCAAGACCTGCGGTGAACTGAACAAAGTGTTCCGATTTGCGGTTACAGTTCAAAAACTTTCCTGCCCACTCTTTTGATTTGATATGTCTTGCCCTCTCAAAATTCGGGAACACAAGACCTGTTGCTCTGCCTCGCAAACCTAAGATTTTATTTTTATAGAGCTTTGTACCTTTCGGTGCAGAGTTCTTTTTCTTTTCAATCTGTTCGGGTGTAAGACTTAAATTGTCGGCAAAAGAAAAGAACCAATACCGCCAATTCGGTACAGGTTCTTCGGTAAGCTCCGCCGTAATCTCGGGAGGAACATCGTTTTCATATTTTTTAAAAGGACGGGAGCGGTTGACAAACTCCTTATACACAGGCAGGCTCGGATCATCGGGATTCAGCGTTGCAAGCATATAGTCATTACGGGTTGACATCTCTCGGATAAACTCGATATCGGCGGTGTTGATTTCGTCAATATAAACGCACCCAAACTGCGCACCGAGAACCATTTCCCACTTATCCCGACTGCTGTAACCGAGAATATAGATAATTTTGTCCTCAAACTTGATATGCGGCAGCTTGTAATCCTTGTCGCCGTTACCACAATAGACAGCGTTGCGGTGCAAGTCGAGAATACCGTTGTCCTGTTGAATTATAGTTTCCTCAGCCTTGCCCGTAGTTTTGGCGGCAATTGCGTGAAGCTTCTTCGGCGACTGCGACACCATTCGCATAAACTTAACGCCTGCTCCGACTGTTGTTTTTCCTGAGGCTGTAGTGCCTTCAAGAAATTCAGCCGACACATTTGTTGTGTTGATAAAGTCGATATACTTTTGTGACAGCGGAAATTTGTTACTCACTCAGCCCCTCACCGCCCAACTGTCTGAACACATCGGATAGCTTTTCGGACTGCTCAACTTTCGCATCAACCTTAACGGTGTATTCACCCGTCATCTTGTTGAGCGTGTCAATCGCCCTGATTCTGTCGGAGGTGTCCTGCCCGTCATTTCTTGCAATGTCGGACAAAGCAACCTGTCTGTCCTTTGCACTCATAATGCGCTCATCTTTGAGCTTATCGGAAAGCTGTTTGATGTACTCTGCAACTCTCACATTCTCTAACAATTTGCAGGCATTGGCATTTGCGTAATTCTCGGAATATCCTGCCTGTATCGCACTCTGAACGGTGTTACCGCTCTGCGCATAATATTCCGCAAACTTCCTCTGTCTTGCATTTAATTTGTCTTTCACGGTATCACCGCCCTTTCTAAAAATAAGCAAAAGAAAAGACAGCACATTTCTGTACTGTCTTTAAACACAGGTTTCCGGAGTTGCACCGGAATCTGTAAAAACTGTTTTCCTATTTAAACTATCCCCTGCGTTTATAATATTATATCAATAAATTTTTAAATATTCAAGTGTTTTCTTTTTCTTTCCCATTTATTCAATAATGCACTTACATATTTCTGTTCTTTATCAGTCAATTGACGATCTCCAATTTCATTATGTTCATAACCCAAATGGGTATGTGGCATCATTCCATTATGAGGTCTACCTTTAACGTCAATTTGTTTTATTCTTTCGCCGTAGTTGTCATAAAAAGTAACACTTTTGATGTTGCTCTGTTTGTCAAGAGTAGCATACACTCTATTTTTTGTCATAGTTTCCATAGGAGCTTTTATCGAAGTATTACCATTCATATGAATTACTTTTATTTCACCAAATTGAGCAACTGTGTGATATTCTGTACCGTACTTCTTTCCCTTATCACTTATACCGCTTGAAGAGCCTCTTCCGCCCATTATTTTGACCTCCTGAATTTTTCCTGAAACGATTTGATGTTGATGATGTTTCCCATACATTCTTCGGGGACTCTGCCGTAGAAGATAATTGTTTCAGGCTGTAAGCGTTCAATCATTTCTTTGTAACCTTTCAAAAACAGTTCTTTTGATTCCGTACGGTTCTGCGTTCCAACACTTGATACGGCAACCGTACCACCCAAAGGCTCGCCGTCAAAACACCATTCAAAACTTTTTTCGTCGCTCCAACAAATTGTAGGTATTACCTCAATGCCGTAGAGTTGTAAATATGCACCTATCCAATGCTTGCGATAGTGGTTATAAATCTGCAACGCTGTCGGATAATCAGTGTAAAGACTGAAATCAGGCGATAATACACAACTGAATTTTTGTAGACTCTCAATATACCTGTCGGGTGTATTCCATAATCTTTGGAACTGGTAATCGTCCAAAAAGAAATGCACACCGCAGTTGTTCTGCTTACTGCTCAAAACTTCATTAAATCCGATAAAGTTGTTTTCTGTAATTTTTGTAGGCTCAATAATCGGGATGTCATATTCTCCTGCACCCTGAAAAATCGCTCTTGTGCTATTTTCGTAACCTGTACCGCATTTGTCTTTATACATCAATTTCACCTCACAACACAAAACCGCCCTCAAACGAGAGCGGTCTGTGCGATTTTTTAGGGAGACATAAATGCCTATGTCGTTTTGTTGCTTTCTTCAGTTTACATTATATCACCCTGAAACCGAAAAACCGAACAACTTTTACCAATGGTGGCGGTTGCACATAATTCTTATGTTGTCGGGGGTATTGATTCCGCCTGTATCGACTGCAATCTTCGCCCAGCTGTATTTTAAGCCGAGGTGCATAAACAGGCAGTTTTCCACAAAATCATCACGTGAGAGGCTGTTCAGAGCCGAGTTCCTGCGGATTTCAAGGTTCTGAATATCACGCTGAATATCGGCAATCTGCACCACCGCATTGCCCACTCTGTCGGATGTCTGACCTGACGGGACAATTCGTTCGCCCAGCGTTACCGCCGTGTTGTCTGCCTCAGCCTGAATCCGTGCCATTTTCGCTCTGAGCCGTGAAATCTCTCTGTTAATGTCCTTAATCTCTTTAGCCGTCAATCCATATCTACCTCACTTTCAAGCCAATGTTTCGTGCAGTCAATGCAACTGCCATTGAATCGCTTTTCCATAGGACAACCGAAATATGGAGTTCCATATGGACAGGCAAAAAAACTCATACAACTCCGAGCCATTTCATCGATACTCATTGATTTGATTTTTTCAAAGTTTGTCATCGTTACTTACCTCTGCACATTATATACCAAGCTGATTACATGCACGATAAAATCCTTCTGCCCATAAATAAACACGAGGATGTATTCGTTTGCCACAATCATAAAGCCACTCAAAGTAATCAGTATCAAGTTCAGAACAAAAATCTACAATCAATTCTGACGGTATAAACTTGTTGCCGTAAATGCAGTTTGAAACTTCATGTTCAAGTTCTTCCCAGACATCATCTTCCGATTCCATATAACACGAACTATGTTCGCTATACGAAGATATTATTTCATCGGAATCAAAATCCTCAAGATTGTATTTAATACTCTCTACAACATTTTTTCATCATAATAAAACAAATCTGATGCTGTTTGAATCTTGCTTATGTAATACCCAATATCATTTTTTACATAATTTTTAAGATCTGACGGCTTAATCTTATTATACCAAGTAGCAATGCTATCACCCAAATCACCGCTAACTATTAAGCTACCTCTTTTCTTATCTACTATGTAATTCACATAATAATCTCCGCTTCCATCAGCCCTTCGCCAATCAATAATTAGGTAACGGTCTGTGTCCTGAATAAGCGTTGCTTTGTGTGTGTTAAATTTCTCGCAGAATTTAGCGATTCTTTCTTTTGTCATTTTCTTCATCTCCTAAAAGTTCGGGATTGTCGTAGATATTGCCGATTACTTCAATTTGTTTCAAATCTTGATAATATCCAAACGATAAGGTTTCAAGTGTTGAATACACAAGACCAAAATACGCTGTTCCGTTTCTTTGTTCAAACACTACATTATGAACAGTATCACCATATTTTACAATATCCCCCTCAAAAATCTTCGTGCCGTTCTTGTCAGTCAAGCCTGTGTACTGTCCGACTGTGTCAGCGTCAATATGCCACACATTTGAGCTTTCGTTCTTGTATGGCTCTTTGATTACCAATCCTTTGGGTTCAATACTTAAAAAGCCGTACTTCCATTCGTTTCCGAATTTACCTCTGAATAATATTTCTCTCATCACTTAATTCACCTCTATTTCCAAATTAAGATAGCTTTCGTTATCTATCTCGTTTCTCAATTTCTGTCCATAGTCAATGCCTTTGTATTTTAATGCCATAGTCCTGTCGAACTCTTTGTGCATTTTAATAGAGGCATATTCTACATTGTTTTTGTATTCCTCGGTAAATTCTTCTGCCCCATCTTTAACATTTGCAATATATCTCAGGGCTTCAAGATTTAATTTATAAAGTCGCTTTGCTCCGAATCCGAAATGGCGACTCAATATTATGGAAGCAAGTTCCAGCCCGTAACCGATACCGGTATCAAACATTTCACCACGAATACGATCTTCGTGCTGTTTACTTCTTAATTTCCAGTTGCTTTTCATTTATCACAACTCCTTTTTGATTTAATATCGCATATTTTCTCTGTGCTTGCTTAATTCTCGCAGCTCTGCAGTCCTTGCAAATGTCATTACTTTTTCGTTCATAAAAGGTAATTCCACATCTTTTGCAGAATTGTGGTTCTATTCTATTAAATGATGTGCAGCTGTCGCAGTCTTTTTCGTTTGCCGTACAGCCGTTTATGTTATCCCAATAGGTACAACAATCTTTTTGCCAAAATTCAGCGTACTCACTCTCAACATTTGAGTTCTCTTTCGCAACACATTTAATTTCACCTGCAAGCATAGATAACAAGACTTTTACCTTCTCCTTGTCCTCATCAGACATAAACCTCTTGTATTTAATCGTCCTGTCCGGAAGATTATCGCCAAACTGACCATTGCCAATGTATGCTCTTACCTTATCAAGCCTTTCGGTCAAGTAATAGTCAAATACTCGACCTCTGATAGCTTTAGCAGATTTATCAAGCACATCTGACATTTCTTCATACTTATAGCCTGATTTAATCATTTCACCAAGCTTCTTAATTTCTTCAGCCGTCCACTTTATGTGATTATTTGCCTTAACCGGTCGCTCCTTAATACCAAGGTCTAATATTCTTCTCTGTATTGCTCCTTCCGTTCTATTAAGCAGTATCGATAATTCTCTATAGCTATATTTATGTTCAGCAAGAAATTTCTTAAGTCGCTCATCTTCAACAGCAGTCCAAGGTGATGTAATAAATTTATGGCTGTGCCTTATATCAGTTCTTCGCTTTTTATCAACCCAATCAGGTTCTACACCAAGATAATACTTTTCAAATTTGGAGAAATTCAAAAAGCTCTGATTCTTGTATGCCCATTCCCAAAATTCATCAATATAAACTACCTCAAACTTTTCTTTCTGCCTGCAAATCGTATGTAGAGGAAGGCCTCTATTTTGTGCCCAAGAAATTTTGATATAACCTCCGCTACTTTGATTACCATAAACAGCTTCGCTCAAATATGATAAAGTTACATATCTATCTCCACAGCTTAGAAAAGCTCCAAGCTTTAATTTATTAACTTTGTTAAGTACCGAATAAACAGAGCGTGATAAATGTTTTGTAATGTTTTTTACACTAACATTTCCCCACGCAGATGTTAAATACTCAACTTCTTCTGTTGTCCAATTTCGTCTCATTTTGTATACCTACAACACCAGCCCGTACCTATCTGCTCTGAATACGGACACTTTTTGCAGCAATAAACGCATATGTACAAACCTTTTTCAGAGTACGGGCATTTCCGTATGCTACACGGATGATATTCGTGTTTACACTTTCGACAAACCTGCAATTTCATAATCAATCACCCAATTGCAGATATTTTTCAATTGTCTGCTTTGCTGATGTACTGCCATAACATACCTTTACGGCGTATCCGCACCGCGAAAGATTCTGCACCATTTATCCTGATGTTCAGAAGTCTTATTGTTGCCGACTTTAAGCTCAATATATAAGCCGTGATATTTACCTTTTGGCACAGCAAGGCATAAATCTGGAACACCTGCCCTAACTCCTTGCCTTTTAAGATGTGCGGCTTCGGCTTTATCTCTTCTGCCACCATTTGGAACAGCGTACAGCATTGAAAGTTCAGGATGTATTTTCATTTGCACACATTTATCCACCCATTTAATGAGTTTACATTGCTCCTGTGCTTCAGACATCATTTTCATTTCCTCTCGTAAAACGGTAATTCTTATTTTTATCGGCTTTAATAAAAATTTTCGGATTAGCCATTTCTGAAATTCTACTGCCTAAAGCCTCATCAATCTGCGAAATCTGTTCAAGTGATAATTCAGATGTTATGACAGTCGGCAATCCTTCATTGTATCTGTAATTGATAATCTTAAATGTAGCATTGACATCAGCTGTTGAGACAAAATCGCCCCTGCGAGTTTTAAAGAAATCATCAATGTAAAGAATTTCCGCTTGCTTATATGAATTTATGAGAGCTTCATACACCTCTAAATTACTCGATGCCTGTTTGATTTTGGTAATATCATCCTGCCAAAGCATATATTTAGGTGCTTTGCCTTTTTTGAGTAATGCTCCGACAATAGCCGTACATATATGTGTCTTTCCACAACCGGGCTGACCGCCGAAGAAGAACCAATCAGAGCATTTGTCAATGTACTCATATGCTTTATCTTTCACATATTTCTGCCAATCTGAGGTTGTCTTGTAACTTTCAAAAGTATATCGTTTAAGAAGTTTTTGAAGACCGCTGTTCTGCATTCTGTGAAGTTCATCTCGAATTTTCATACAATCACATTTGCAAGCAACCACATCATATGTAACCTGCCCGAAAGGCGTTTCGCCTGCCTTTACACGGTAAATATAGCCTCGGTTCATACATTTCTCGCACTCATAGCCAATGAGCTTACCGGGTGTTGAGTTAAACACTTTTGCTTCTTGTTCGGCTCTTTCTCTCGGAGTGAGTTCTTTAGAAGACTTTCTCGCCCGTTGGATAATTTCCTCCGCTCGCTGTGGTGACATTATTCTTGACATTATCGCTTGGATTGAATCCATATCCTACACCTCCTCTGTCTTGGACCTTATTAAGCCATTTAGTAATGAACCCTTTAATGCCGGTTCTTGTTTTTCTCCTGCTCGGATTAGCTTCGAGCCACCCCAACATCGAACGCAATTGTTGTTCTACATCAACAGCAGGATACAAAATTTTGTAGTGCTGAACATCAGATTTTGAAACTGAATAATTACTCTTATCGTTCAAAGGTAATGTAATAAAAATATTTTCACCGGCGGTGTCGGCTGCATTTGCAGACGGCATCGCATAATAATTATTTCTATTTACTTTACTTTCCTTTACTTTACTTTTCTTTGTGTCGTTCTCGGAGAGATTATGTTCATTCTCGGAGAGATTATGCTCATTTTCAGGTATAACTATATAAGCCTTTGTTTCTTCCGTTTTCAAAAGCCAATATAATCTATTTATTGTGCGACCTCGCACGGAGCGTTTTTCGATAGCGTACATATATCGTTCTTGCATCATTTTGTTGGTCAGTATGCTCTCCCTATCAAACAGCCCGTTATCAAACAGCCCAATTCGTAAGCAAAGCTTAACTACCTGATTTACCGTATCTGATTTAATTCCACCGCTCATTCGTTTCGCTATCGTGGCAGCACTGGTTTCTTCTCGCCACTCATAATAGTAACCATTTGTTGCATAAGCTTTGGTACAAATCCAAAAAAATACTCCAAAGCCGTCCCAACCCTGTGCATCAATAAGCACATCAAATCTCTCATCATCATCGAACAAGTGAACATCCCAAGCCGCAAAGTCAAGCCCTCGCTTTGGTTGTCCAGCCATTCACTGTATCACCTCTTTCTTTTTGTATTAAGTTTCAGCTTTGTACAAAGATATTCATCAAGCTCTATACCGTAGATTTTGTACTTATCAAACAGCTCTTTTTCGTGCCGATGTGCTTCATCGTGGTGCTTTCTGCAAAGGCATATAGCTTTTAATCCTATATGTACAATCTGTTCCCTATCTCGCCCCATACCAATTCTGTCAACATGATGAACTTCACCTGGTGCATTGCATATTGCACACTTACGATTTTCAAGACAACTGTACAAGTATCTGCCTATATCATCTGTAACATTAAGCAGAGTATCTCTTGTTCCGATATTTTGGTAGAAACAAAAATCTATCAGATAGCTTATGAAATCTCTTGCTACGCTTTTTTCGCAATCAGACAGCGAAAAGTATTCAATGCCAAATTCACCGCAAAAATTAAACTTGAAATATTCTTTAATCCATTCGGGATTATCTCCGCACCAAAATGCTATATCTCTGATGATTGCGTATATTTTTCTTCGCTGTTCGGCAGAAATCGTGCGTCCGTCAACAATTCTGAGTTCAATTTCATGTACTTGTTTCTGTGCAAGTTCTCTGCCGATACGCTCATGCGGTCTTACTATTAAGTTATATCCGTCATAAGATACTATGTTCGCTGATGTAATCATACTAAGTCCTCGTGTTGGTGCATATAAACGAAGAAACTGTTATTACCCATATTTTGATACAACCATTCATCGCACTTTTCTTTGCTCAAATGTGTACGAAGAACTCTATCTTCGTACACATATTGACCTTTCAATCGTTTATCTTTTATTCGATTAAGTAATTCTGTTTTTGAGTAGTTAGCTTCTACAAGATACAAATCGTAGTTCTTAGCTGTTATATGAGCGATTTCCGATGTATCAGTTGCGTATATAACTTTATATATTCCCTGTTGAGTGTTGAAGTGTAACTTCCAGCCGATATTAGGAACATCATGCCGAAGTGGTACTGCTGAAAAAGTAATATTGCTGATTGAGTACCATTTATCCTGAGCGACTATGAAAGAATTGTATTGAAAGGAGGTATCACCTAATAAAAAAAGCTTTTTGCAAAGATAATTGGGGTAAATTATCCGAATACAAGGGTGTTCGGACAGCAGTCGCTTTAGAGTAGCAACATTACAATGGTCTCCGTGTTGATGAGTTAAAAAAACATATTTAACTCGGTCAACCACTTCACACTCAACAAGTTTGCTGAACGGCACTCCGCAGTCAATCAAGACCTGACCGTCAAGAAAGACTGCGTTGCCCTTAGAGCCTGTGCTTATTATCTCTAAATCAATCATTTCATTCTGCAAGATCATCAATAGAGAACTGTTCTTCATCCGGTTCAGATGAAGATGAATTGTAAATTTCAGGTGTTTCAGCAGGAACTTCTGCATCAATCATGGTATCGGTGTCATAATCGGGAGTTCCGTCAGCATTGATAATATGATTATCAGCTTCATATGCTGTCTGCATTTCAACACTCATAATACCCCATTTGCTTATAAGCTGTCTGAGCATTGTCTTTTTTGCCATAGCATCAAAATCCTTTGCCCAAAAAGTGTAACTTGTACCCTTATTGACATCGCTTGCATATCCGGCTGAATACTTTAATGCGTGCTGTTTCATCTTATCCTTACTCCAGTAAAGAGCCTTTTCAAAGCCATTTACATAGCGAAAATAAGCATAGTATCCGATAGTTTCGGCAGATTCACGCTCTGTTTCATCTTCAATCATTTTAATTGCTATTTCCTCGGTGAGTGGGTCCCAGTTAAGTAGTTCGCCCTCTTTTACTTCTACAACATTAAGTCTTTTATACTGACCACTACGAATAGCGAGCTGTATGTATCCACGATAGCCAAGAACAAATGTAGCTGTTGTACGCTTATTCTTTCTGTCCTTAAACGGGACCATATAATACTGACCGAGCTGTGGTGACGGAGGAAGTCCGAGAGAGTGACCGCAAAGAGCCGCCGAAAGAATTGTAGCTGCATCGCATTCTTCGAGTGCAGGATTTGTACTCACCACAGATGTGATAGCCGCCGTAAATTTCTGAATTTCCTTCGGGTCTTTCATTGAGTTTGAAAGACTTTTCTGAAAAGCCTGTGTCTGGAGCATTGACGAAAACTTCGGCTTTCTCTGCTGAATCTGATTGTTTTGATTATTATAATTACTCATAGCGTAATCCCCTTTCGTTGATTAACTGCTTAACAGTGAGTGCAAAATCTTTAAGCTGTGATTTTGTACCGTAAACCTTGAATGACAATGACAGAACTTTTTCATCTTGCTGTGGCTGTTCTGATATTTCTTCAACCGGAGGAGCAACTTCTTCAGGCACATTTGCAACAAACGGTTCATATTCGTCAAGAGTGTTGCTCACAGCCTGCTCGGCTTTTTCACGCTCTGCTCTTTCGGCTTCTGCCCTTGCTTTTTCTTCTTCAATAGCCTTGTACCTCTCGGTTACGGAAGTTATTGCAACCGATACATTCAAAGACCGCTTATACTCGTACAGGATTTCGTCCTTGTGCTCCTGCGTTGCGATAAGCTTTAAGTCATCCATAATCTTGTCAAGGTTAGATTTTATAGTTTCTTTAAGCTTTTTGAGAGATACGCTCATAGTAATGTTTAAACTAACCTGCTCATATGCCACAAAATCAATACCGAGTGATTTTGAATACTCATCAAAATAGCTTTTTGATTTTTCGTACTTTTCCTGTTTAAGACCCTGCTCAATGGCGTCAACCTTACCTTTAAGGGCGGAATCAGCTTTCTTATAAGGCAATGACACGCAATCTTTGTAAACTGTTTCAAAAGCCTCATAAGGTGTTATTATTTCCGATTTAACCGCTTTTCGGCGAGTTTCAAATTCCGCAAATTCCTTATTGAGCGATGAACGCAACTTCTTGATTTCCCTGTAGTTTTCGTCTGTACATATCATTTCGCAGGCAGTGTTTACCTTTTTCTCAATTTCAGATTTAACCAGCTTGAGATTCTCGATGATGATAGGAATCTGAGCTACCTGAATTAAATCGGTTGAATCAGGTTCTGCATCATTAACTGTTGACAGATTTTTTACTTCTTCCATATCAGCAGTTTCAAGCAAATTAACGGGTTCTGTAATTTTGGTCATTTTATGTTACCTCCTTAATCTATTGACCATTCTTCCTCGGTAATGCCGTGAAAAAGTTCGGCACATTCACGAGAACAGAAAATATCATCATTTGTATCTCTGAAATATGTATAATCATATCTGAGTTCTGCGTTGCACGCTCTGCAATGCCCCATTACCAGTACTTGCGGTGCGTTTGGGCACATCGGATTACACGGAGTGCTTCTGCATACTTCGCACATTTTAATATCTCCTAACTATTGATTTTTCGATTCAATATGATATAATGAGCTTGTTTAAATTTCTTTTTGTTTAATCCCGTGTTGCTGTTCCTAAGCAATGCGGGATTTCTCTTTGCCTGCAAGTTGCATTTCAAACAACGCCTTTGATACTCTTTCAGCTCTGAGTTCTTCCCTGATAAGCTGTTCAAGGTAATAATCCTCAAGGCGTTCACCGTTTGCATCACCAAATCGGCTGATAATAACCGCCAACTTGTTCTTAGCGTGTGCCTTAGCAATTTCAAACTCAGATTCAGTGCATATGTATCCGTTTGAGGATATAAAATCAGTGTAATTCAAAATATTTTCCCACCTTTATATTTGATAAACATTTTGCTAAGGTCCGCAAAATGTTCTTTTCATCAAACAACCTTGTAGTCGTTGGCATTTTCAACCCCCACACATTCAAAGCCGATTGTTTCGGGTTCTGATGATTCATAGGCTTTGAGCTTATTGCGAAGTGTACGGTTTTCGTTGCGATAACCGCTTGATGTCACCAGTTCAAGGGCGAGGTCTGCCCTTGCGTTTCTCAGCTCAATGCTGAGATGTCTGTTCTCTGCTCTGAGGCTCTCATTCTCCTTAAGCAGTTTTCTGCGTGTAAGTAAATCTTTAAATGCCATTTTGTGTCGTTCCTTTCATTGGGTTTGAACCGAGAATATAATTGAGAAACGGTATTCTCGGAATACGGATAGATGTGCCGACTACAATTACATTGAATCCCAATTTTTCGGGTTCGTCCTTTGCCTGTTCACGCAAGTTTTGCGGAGCAACTCCAATAGCCTTTGCGGCGTCTTCCGAGAGCAGATAGACATCACTGCTATCCATAATTTCTTTGATTTTTTTGTTCATCTGAACTGTGTCCATATAAACACCTCCCTACTTTATTTCAATTAACATCTTTTTCGATTGTGCAGTCACCTCTGTAATCGCTTTTCAGCAGATTCATAAATTCTGCGATTTCATCGGGTGTGCCTGTTATCTTCATTGTTATCACCTGCTTTCTGTTTTACCTATCTTGATTTCTACACCCAAAGCCGTTAAGAGCCTGTCGGCATTTTCAAGAGAAATACTTTTCTTTCCTTTCTCCCAATACTGAATAGCTCTTTTGGTAAAGCCTGATTTCTTAGCAAGCTCACTTTGTGAAAAGCCTTTCTGTTTCCTGCTTTTAAGCAATATTTCAGCAAATTCATTGATGTGCATTGATTTCACAGTCCTTTTGTGTTATACTATATTTAGTGGTGAACCCCAATTCACTAACTATATACAGAAAGCGAGGTGAAATTAATATGAATCATTCATCACTTAAGAAAAGTTTAATAATAGCTATGTCTTGTATCCCGGAAGTTGAAGGTTTAGAAGAAAACAACTTGATATTAACAACTTCTGCCGGAATCATTTCAGGTAAAGTGCCGTCTGAGCAGGAAATAGACGATGAAAAATCTTTGTACAGTGTTTTCTATAAGATTTGCGATAATACTAAAGAAGAATACTTTAAAAATATTTCTTCTACAGGTTCTGAACCTGTAATTGTTGGTAATGATGGTTACATAATCTTAAAAGATGTAAAAATAAGGTCAACATCGTCCAATACAATTACTCATATGCCTTTTATGGTTGTATTCTATGACCAAATCATCGGCGTTACTATTGGAAATATTAACTGATGTTACTTTTGTTTGCTGACTTTGTACTTGCAATACAAGGTCAGCAATTTCTTTTGATGTACCTTTTACTGTTATTTCCACTATATCACTCCATTCCTACGCTGTTTTCTGCTGTGCACCGAGCAAGAACGCTGTTGCTGCTATATAAGCTTTTTCCTTCTGTTCTGTTGTTGCGTTTTTCAGAAGTTCTTCGTACAAACATCTGACATCCTGCCGCTCGGTTTCTTTTTCGATTGCTTTGCTTGTATATACCATTTCATCACCTCCCATTTGCATTGTAATATCATTATAAACCTCGTTTTAAGATTTGTCAATGCATTTTTCCGAAAATATTTTTATTTTTTTGCATTGACAAATCATTAAATACCGTATATAATGAATACATCAGATAAAATTCTACAGCGAGGTGATACATAAAATGAACATAAGCGAGCGTTTTAAAACTCTGCGAAAAATAAAAAAGCTCTCACAAACGGAGTTTGGAGAGCGTGTCGGAGTTTCAAGAGGTGTTATAAATAATATTGAGAGAGAACTTGTTGAACCCAAAGAATTATTTATCAAACAAGTTTGCAAAGAATACCATGTAAACTTTATGTGGCTTACTGAAGGTGTAGGAGATATGTTCTCGGATGATGAAGACTACATACTTGATGAGCTATCGGAAGAATATAATCTTGATGAACTTGACAAAAAGATTATTGAAGTTTATCTAAAGCTAAGCCACGAGGATAAGATGGTATTTAAAAAATTTCTTAAAGATGTTTTTGACAAAAACAAATAAAAAGAGAGGCGATTAGCCACCTCTCACGAATATTCTATTAATGATTTTGTAAATTTTCTTTAAAGTTTTTTCATCGTCGATTTTCTTTATTAATTCGATTATGTATTTTTTATAATCCATATAGAATCACCCCAAAGCTTTTTATTTTTCTTTACACATTCATTATAGAACATTTGTTCTGATTATTCAAGCGCTATTTGCAAGAATTTTTTAACTGTCCTAAAAATTGGACTTTGCTCTGTATTTTTGGCAAAGCCGTAGGATTTTACAGTAACATTTATTAAAATATCACTATTATTTTTTACAATAAAGCACTTTGTTTTTTGTTGTATTTCAACAACATTTATTACAAATTTAAAATACCTATTGAATAATGTCTTGAATTTGCATATAATAAAAATGTAGTATTACTACATTAAATTTTAATTTTATTGTTAGTGTAAACTCTTGGCAGTAAACCTCCCACCATATGGGATGTGTCGACCCCAAGAGTTTTTTACATAAAGGAGAATTTTCGCATGATAAGAATTGCTATCCTTGTTGACGGTGCTTTTTATTTAAGAAGAGCAAATTATTTATGGGGAGATAAAAACCCAAAAGATAGGGCAAGAGAATTGGTTCAATATTGCAGTAGGCATTACATGAATAAAAAAACTCGCAACAGTTATTCAGAAGAAAAATACCTTTATCGCATTTTCTACTATGATTGTCTTCCTTCAACTAAGAAAGTATATCATCCCCTCACTAAAGAACAAATTGATTTATCTAAAACTGATCAGTATAAATGGTCTATGGAGTTTTTTGAGGAACTAAAATCTAAAAGAAAAGTAGCTTTTAGAAAAGGTGAACTTTTAGAAAGTACCGTTGGATACACAATTAAGCCTGAATATGTAAAGAAATTGTGCAATGGTAAACTCGCCATTACAGACCTGGAAGAAAGTCATTTCAAACTTGATATACAACAGAAAGGTGTCGATATGAAAATAGGCTTGGATATTGCATCTTTATCTTACAAAAAGCAAGTTGATCGTATTATATTAATTGCCGGTGACAGCGACTTTGTTCCTGCTGCTAAGCACGCCCGCAGAGAGGGCATTGATTTTATTTTAGACCCTATGTGGCACACGATTAAACCAAGTCTCTTTGAACATATTGACGGACTTGAAACTAAAGTAAGTCGCCCCGATTCAGAAGAACTAAAGAAAGATAAGCTATACGCTAAAAATTTAGTAAAATAAAAAATCCGCCCTACCCTGCGCCAACAGGATAGAGCGGAAACCATTACACATAGGGTGCAACGGTACTTAAACAGCAATATAATTGTACCATACTCCCTTGTGTTTTGCAAGTTTTGCAGATAAATAACACAAGGAATTTTTGCACCCTTTTTTAAGTAAAAGGAGTGTATAAAATGAAACTGCCTAACGGCTACGGCTCTGTTTATAAGCTGAGCGGAAACAGGCGCAATCCGTGGGTTGCCTGCGTGACAATAGGCTACAACAAAGAAACACGCAATCAGGAACGTAGAGTTATAGGCTACTTTCCCAACAAGCCGAAAGCTCTGAACGCTCTTGCTGAGTACAATCAAAATCCGTTTGATGTTGATTCGGCAAGACATACTTTTTCAGAAATTCATGAACTTTGGTACAAGGAGTTCATCACCGAAGACACAAATCCAAACACCAAAAGACAGTATAATGCGGCATACAAACAATGCTCAATGTTATACAATCGCAAGATGTCCGATATAAAAATCATTGATATGCAACGAGTTCTCGACAACTGCAACAACGGTTATCAATCGGTTAGGCGAATTAAAATTCTGTTGAACAAAATCTACGAATACTGCATATTTCACGATATGCTCCGTAACAATCTTGCAGAAAAATTGAAAATCAATGCCAAGTCAGATGAAACAAAACGAGCACGCAGGGAGTTTTCGGAAAGCGAAATAAATCTTTTGTGGGAATATTCAAATCTTGATTCGGTAAAAATAGTGCTTATGCTGATTTATTCGGGAGTGCGTGTGTCCGAATTGCTCGACCTAAAAATTTCAAATGTAAACCTTGACGAACAGACTTTCTTTGTTGAAAGTTCAAAGACCGATTCAGGTGTACGAACCGTGCCTATAGCAGACAAAGTATTGCCGTTTTGGCAGAAATTCATCAGCGATTCTCAATGTGGATATGTTCTGAATAATACCAATGGCAAGCCGCTGAAATACGATAACTTTAAACGCAACTACTGGACACCTCTGCAAAACGATTTAGGTTTAGACCACACCATACACGAAACACGACATACCTGCATTTCAATGCTTGTATCGGCAAATGTGAACCACACAATCATCAAAAAAATAGTCGGTCACAAGTCGAAAATGGACTTGACCGAAAAGGTTTACACCCACGTTAACCCCAAAGAATTGGTGAACGCAATCAACAAAATATAGTCTTATATTATCCTGAATTGTTCATAATTATGCTCCGTAGCTTACATATAGCTAACAAAATCCCCCATTTTCCCCATTCCTATCCCCCTTGCAAGTTACCTGCACCAACAGCCGTTTCTTATGTAGGGACGGCTGTTTTGTATCGCATTTTCGGTCTGTTTTATGGTGATTTTCAAAATATTTGAATTAATTTTTAATAAAAAACGAAAATTATGTTGACAAATCCGAAAATATGGTATATAATAATTAAGCTGTTGTTATTAAACAACATTTCGAGGTGTAGCTCAGTTTGGTAGAGTGCTTGGTTTGGGACCAAGATGCCGC